GCTCTTGAAGTCGACTAAAAGCATCCTTTCTTGCAAATAAATCTTCACATATCTCTTCGTAAGGTCTTTGATAGACCTCTGCCTTTTCTTTTTCGTCTCCAGGTAGGTGTCCAATTTCTCGGGAAGGTACTGCTGATCTAACGACTACAACTTTCTTATATGTGGACGTTCTGTTTAAGACTTCCTCTAGGGCTTTATAAAGAGCTATGTACGTTTTACCTGAGCCAGCTACTCCATGTAAAAGTAATATCTGTGAATTTCTATATAAATCAAAAAACTTATTCTGATTTATTGTTAAAGGTGTTATTTCTTTTAAGTCCTCTTGCTTAATTTTTAATTTATTGTTTACTACTTGTAGATGAGATTGATTGTTATGTCCTTCTTGTGTAGCTGCGTTTCTTCTTGACATAGACCCTCTTCTTAAAGAAAAAAAGACCAAGGAGCTGAACCTTTGGTCTTTAGAGTTGGTGGTTAAGGTTTAATAATCATTTTCTAGATAATCTATCAGCCAGATTGGATTTATAGTTAGCACTAGCAATTTTAGAAACTACTTCTCTAAAACCATCATCATTTTTTCTAATGCCCAATCGGACAGAGTCACCCATTGCAAACCCAGTACCTTGTTCGAAGAATCGTTCAAGGAGTGGATTATCTTTGATAAACTGATCATACGAAGAAATGTTAAAGTAATGCTCTTCTATCTGATCTGTTTCTTTATTGAGGAATGTATACTTCGGCATGTATGTATTTATTAAAACCAGCTCTCGCTGGTATAAATCTGAAAAGAGAGATTCTGACCCACCAAGTTCAAAATCTCTTGCTTCTTTTGCTCTAATTTATCTAAGGAACCAAAAACCCCAACATGCTTGGAGTTTTTTTCACGTCCCTTAGAATCTACCTGCTTATACTCCAAAATGTAAGATGTCTTCATTTTTCAATGGTTTAATAGCTTGGAGGCTGATTGGTTGAAGAGCTGCGATTTGTTCCTTAGTGATTCCACCAGATGTTGGAGTTGGCATTGAACCAAATGAACCTAGGTGAGCCTTTTGATATTGCGCATCACGCGAAACGATTTGTAAATCTCCATCAAGCACAAAACCACAACCTGTTAGAAAGTCTTGAAACTTAGTAACAATTTGGTTAACACCAACTGCTTTGAATGACACATTTACATGATCGTCATTGTTGCTAGAAAAACTAAAATCAAAATTATATCTAAAATCATTTTCATAGTTCATAATAAAACTCCTTATATAAATTTTCTGCAATAAGCAATTACGCTTGTACAGGCTTCGACGACTTTTTTGCTACGGACTTCTTTTTTTCCACCACTTCCACCACGACCTTTGGTGGGAGTAGTTTAGGAAACGCTTCTCTAACTAGATCTTCAGTAATTGATTTATAGAGAGTTGTTAATACACCATCTTTAGCTGCACACAATAAATCAGCTTCAGAGTAATGCATACCCTCTAACATTTCAGAAAACAATACCTCTTTTTTGAGTCTAGGTAAGTTAGTATCTGGATTAGCCCAGATGTAAAATCTTTTTAATTCGTTTTGTATTGACGTCTGATGGTATCCAATTGGCTTACCAACCTCTTTCTTATAAGGCGGTGTACCTTCTGGAATATAAAACTTTACATTAGGATCATAGTTCAAAGCTAGTACATATAGCAACGCATGACTAGATTTATTTTCAAGTAAGATAGTTTTTTTGTGATCTAAACTAGATGCTCTCTCAACCAGATCCAACATTTCAGATACTAATAACATTTAAAATTCCTCTAAGTAATCAACCATCTGCTTCATTTTATGTTCAATAAAATAATTTAAGATACGGCTTTTATCGTTTTGATTGTAGTTCTGAAAACTATTTATAATCTGAGTTTCAATGATCTTTGGTATCTCAGAGAAATCTACTAGCCTTTTGTTGCGATCAAAATTACGTCTAAAGGAATCATCTGTAGGTAATGTAGAAGGATTATCTAACCACTCCTGAAGCTTCTTGGAAGATACTGGCTTTTGTCTTTCTCCGTTGACAATCGAATCATCAGCAGAAAATACATTAGGAATGCCATCTCCTCTATCACCTTTAATGATATGTTCTAGCACAAGATGTTCTGGTGGTCTCTCAGCCTTAACAAACTTATTCTTTAAAGATGAATACTGTCTAATGTTTTTATATTTCTGCAATTGAAAGAAGTCATGATCACCAGAAACAATTAACACTTTCTCCATTGAATTGAATTGAGTCCATTTAGATAGACTTGCAATAATATCATCTGCCTCAGCACCTGGTACTTCTAATACCTTGTATGGGAACACATCTTTAATTTCATTCTTGACCACACTAATGGCATTAAAGATCATGTTCCAATCATAACCAGACTCATCACGAGCCTTCTTGCGATTAGACTTGTAATACTGGAAATGTTCTTTTCTCCAGTATTTTTCTTTACTATCGCAGGCAATTACCATATTGCCATACTCTTCTTTAAACTTGTTGTTATAACTCCTAAGAGTGTTTAACACCATGTGGCGAAGTAAAGGTATTTCTAACTCAACATCTGTACGACCATTCAGCTCAGCCATTAAGTTAGAAATAACTGTCTGTGAGTAATCCACTATAATCATAATTTATCCAGTTGTTATTCAAATGCTGATTTTTTCTTCCTAAACACTTTTTCCATTATCTCTTTTGGAATCTCAGTTATTTCAGATATAGATGCTTTATCGACCACTACTTGGTTTTTGTCTTTAACTGCCTTTGGAACATATTGTCTGTAAGTAGGTTTAGGTTTAGGTACCTGTTTAATCTCTCTATTAGCAGCTATAAGCATAATAATAGCTAATGGGTCGAATACCAACACTAACATAATTATAACAGCTCTTACTGCTTTCTCGAGTGTTCCCTCAGTTGACTCTCCATATAGAAGATCAGCAATGTATTTGATCGGTCCAACCTCTGCAATAGTTCGTCTTGTTTCTTTTCTGAGCGGGTTGGCTTCAGTATTAAGAGTCTTAATTGTTGCAGCCGAAGAGTTAATTTCAGTAGCCAATAAGGCACGTTCTTTTCTCTGTAAATTACGAATCCTAACAGCCTCCGTGATATTTGACTGATCAACCAATCGATCGAGAGCAGTAAGAGATCTTTGAGCATTATCTATCCTTCTTTGTTCATCTTTAATCTGATCATCTAACTGTTTCAATTCAATAGAAGTATCAGCACCACCTAGTGTTTGATCAATATGTGCTTTAGATAAGAATCCAAAAATTCCCATTGAAGTAATAAAGGATAGGATTACAACAGCAACTGTAAAGTAATACTTAATTACTGCTGGAGCTGTCTTCCAGTTTCTGTATAACCACGAGGCACATACTAGCTTAGAGAGCTCTAAAGTTACACCCATAAGTACAATAGGGAGTACAGCAGTAGGAAATATAGCTACTAGACCTACAATAGAGTAGTAAGCAGCAACTGCTGATAACAAAAAAGCTGAAAAGAATAATATAATAATAAATGTCATTTTAGTTTATTCAAGTGGGATTTACTTACCTTAACCATAATCCAACTATTATACCACAGATCTACATTTTCTAAAACTGACTTTTCAAACTGTTCCTTTGCTTCCAAATAGTTAGTCACACCTTTGGATTTACATAAGTGGATTATTTCTCTTGTGAAGTTTTCTTTGCCGAGAAGTTCAATGTCTTGTTTGAGTTCATCTGAAGAGGACCAATAGTCTTTCCAGTCTGATTCTGCCTTATATCTTTTTCTGACTTTGTTAACTTGTCTTCTTTTAAGAGACCAGAAGAACTTTTTACCGATGTATTTTCTACCAGATAGCACGTTAGTAATAATGTAAACAAATCCATAAAATTCTCCTGGTTCATGAAAAGGTTCCCCATTGTACAACCAATCATTCGTCGTCATCTATCTCTTCTTCACGTTCCTCTTCAATCTCACCACTGCAAAAGGGGCAAAAATATACTTGGTAATTGTTGTCTTCAAATTGAAGTTTTAATTTAAATTTGGCATCACATGCGTCACATTCGTATTGTTTATACATCCTTTACTCTTTCTATCTCTACTCCACACTTTGTTAAAAATGTAATACCAAGCTCGTTTCGATAAACGTGTTTGTAAT